GGTTCCGGAAGTACACCCGGGAGTGTCTGTGTCTGCGTTGCTCCAAACGGAAAATTGATTATTTTTAATCCAATTTGAGATATTGTATAAAAAACCCGCGCTGCCTGCTAGACCACTACTGCCAGAAGTTCCGGAACTGCCGCTTGTCCCTGATGCCCCGGGCCTACCTGACAAACCACTTATTCCCTGAGAACCTTGCGATCCTGATGTTCCTGATGAACCGGATGTCCCGGATGATCCCGTGGCTCCTGATGAACCAGAAGATCCACTAGTGCCGCTTGAGCCACTTGTCCCAGAACTACCACTACTGCCGGAGACACCTGATGAACCGTTTACTCCTGATGTTCCGCTGGTACCGTTCACTCCTGACGTCCCATTCGTGCCAGAGCTTCCCGATGATCCAGAAGTACCTGTCGTTCCACTGGTGCCAGCCGTTCCTGAGGCACCCTTAGTTTGCCGGCGATCAGGCGTTGACAGAAACCATGACTGAGGAAGTGATTCAGGACCGGCGGAGCCGGATGAACCACTTGTTCCAACCGTTCCGCTACTGCCACTTGTACCTGTCGTACCCGATGAACCACTCGTTCCAGAAGTTCCCGATGTTCCTCCGGTTCCTGTTGTTCCCGAAGATCCAGCGGTAGAACTCGTTCCCGATGTGCCAGATACTCCCGATGAACCACTGGAGCCAGATGTTCCGGACAGCCCAGAGCTACCACTACTGCCAGAAGTTCCGGTATTTCCTGAAGTACCACTTGTCCCGACGCTGCCACTCGTACCAGAACTTCCTGATACCCCCGATGTTCCAGATGATCCACTGGTAGACGATGAACCACTTGTTCCACTTGTCGATATAGAAGATGTTCCTGAGCTTCCAGAAGAGCCAGGATTACCTGTGACGCTTATGCCAGAAGTACCGGAGGATCCCGTGGCTCCTGATGAGCCAGAAGAACCGGATGTTCCTGAGGTCCCACCTGTTCCACTTGTACCAGAAGTACCCGAAAGACCAGAAGTACCAGATGAGCCAGAATCTCCTTTGACGCTTGCACCGGAAGTCCCTGAGCTACCTGATGAACCAGAATTTCCGGGAGCCCCGCTGAGTACCGACCAGAAACTTGCGTTTGGTGGAATATTTGCCGTAGAAGACAAGTGTCCAATAATAGCGCAATACATTGTCCCTGATAGAGACGGTATGTTGCCAATGGTGTAATCATACCCAGGCGTCCACTCTCCCGTAGGGGTTAGCGATATTCCACTTGTCCCACTCGTTCCTGCGGTACCAGAAGCTCCTTTGGTTTGTCTTCTTGACTGATCTGACATAAACCATGATTGAGGCAACGATTCTGGACCGGCAGAGCCACTTGTACCTGAAGAACCTCGCGTGCCACTGCTTCCACTTGTACCTGAACTACCGCTGACTCCACTCGTTCCATCTGTGCCACTTGTGCCAGCAGACCCCGATGTTCCTGATGAGCCGGATGTCCCGGATGAACCGGAAGACCCAGAAGAACCAGAGGTTCCAAATCCACTGGTGCCGGATGATCCCGGCAAGCCATCTGTGCCACTCGAACCGCTTGTACCTGACGTACCGAATCCGCTAGATCCACTCGTTCCCGATACGCCGCTCGTTCCAGAGCTACCACTGCTACCACCTGTTCCACTTACTCCAGAGGTTCCAGACGTTCCTACGCTACTCGTTCCCGATGAGCCTGACGTTGAACTACTGCCACTGGTTCCGCTCAATCCTGATGATCCAGAGCTTCCTGATGTTCCGCTGGAGGAGGTGCCTGATGTTCCCGATACTCCACTGGTTCCATGTGACCCTGCAGCACCGGATGAACCACTTGAGCCCGAAGTTCCGGAAGAACCTGAGTCTCCAAGGGCTCCTTTATTGCCAGATGTTCCGCTACTACCAGAAGTTCCATTAGATCCTGTTGTTCCTGAACTACCAGATGACCCGGCTACTCCTGATGAACCAGATGAACCACTCGTGCCGCTTGTTCCAGAGTCCCCACTGCTGCCGGATGTTCCTGAGGTACCGCTCGTTCCTGACGTTCCTCCTGCGCCTGATGATCCACTGGTTCCCGTTGTCCCTGAAGAACCGGATGACCCAGAGGTACCACTGCTCCCAGAATCTCCCGAAGTCCCTGAAGTACCACTCTCCCCACTGCTTCCTGATACTCCTGAACTACCACTTGTCCCAGATGTACCACTGTCCCCCGAAGAACCCGAAGTTCCGGGGGGGCCGGGGAATCCATCTCGGCCGTTTGTCCCAGAACTGCCGTCTACGCCGGATGTGCCTGACGAACCAAAATATGTGCCATCTTTCCCGGCAGAACCCGCAGCACCGCCAGTAATCGTCACATGAATATCTTGTCCCTTAACGATACCGACATTAATATCTTGATCTTTTATGATTCCAACATGGATGTCCTGGCCTTTAATAATACCAACATGAATCGGTTGCTCCTGCGAAAGAGAAACTTTTACGTCCGATCCCTTGTTGATGTTGACTTTTATTTCAGCCATCTTTACGTTCCTGAAGTACCTGCCGTACCAGTTCTAACATTGTATTCTATGGTAAATTTACCGCGTGTCACGGTATAAACCTCGTTAATGGTGCCCGCAGTTCCTGCCGTTCCGGTGTACGCCAAAACCTTAATGTCATAATCATACTTGCCAACATCAAGATTAATGGTGTCCGTCGGTAATAACGTAAGAACGGTCTGACCGTTGACTGGATCTGTGTGTGATGTGATTATTTTTTGAAGAGATGCTTCTGAGTCTGGAAGTTGCCAATTTTTTTTCAATGTGAAAAAAACCGTCCATCCAGTGATATTTACTACAACGTCGTCTTTATCGAAAGTAAGAGTCCAAGCGTAAGAATCACCGCGGACAATTTTTTCTTCTGTCAGCATATCGACCTCAGAAATATAATGATGATAATATCATAGTTAAATAAGGCGAGGGATTTTCACCCCCGCCACCTTTCAGTTATTGTTAAAATTAAGCTCCCGTTCCGCTTGTCCCACTTGTACCGCCTGTGCCAGTCGTACCAGACGTACCTGATGTACCGGTTGTCCCAGACGTACCCGAAGTTATTCCTGTCCCCGACGTCCCAGACGTACCACTGGTTACTCCTGTAGTACCAGCCGTTGTTGCAAAATAAGCAGTCCCGGCGTGTCCTGCCGTAGTCGCATAAGTGGCCGTAGCCGCAGCAGTCGCGCTAGCTGGAACAAGAACTCCGCTGGCCAGGTCTTCCAATAATTTCTTCACAGCATTAATTGCCATATTATTTCCTCCAAATTTACGAAGCAAAAGCCCGCGGTCTCATTCGGGCATTGTTCAGATTATTACTTCTTAAAAACTGTTTCGTTTTAGCAGAAAGCGGTCGGCCAAAGTCACGGTCAAACATATTCTCGTAGGTCTGGGCCTTCTGTAGGTTAAATGTTTCTGAATCGTTCTTTAAAAACGCCAGATGGACCGCCCAGGATAACATCTTGAGATGATACTGGGACGGTATTTCAGGATAGGTAACTCCTAAGCCGGCCGTACCTGATCCTGCAGTGGAGTTTAATGAAAGATCGTTTATTGGATATCGTGACACCTGAAGAAACGCCGTACCAGTCGTTCCGGAAGTTGCGGCTGTACCAGAAGTTCCCGTTGTCCCGCCTGTGGGAGGAACAATCGTAATTTCCCCGTTATCTTCGCAGATATAGGCATATGGGTTACTCGTACCATTACGCCAACCGGGACGAGTTTGATCTAATCTGCTTCTGGTTTGCTGTTCTAAGGGATAGGCCTCCTCGATAGAGGTGCCAAAAGAACACCGTTTAACAAGTAAAACCTTCTCGCTTAAGGAATAACCGATAACTCCCACTTCAATAGGGAATTGGCATACCGATGGAGTTGACTCGTCAATGATCAGGTTCGCTCTCTCGCAGGCTTCATTCTGGGCCTGCGAGATGTACGAAACAAGTTCTGGGTCACTCCAAAGATATGGCTCTGCAACGTCGTCAAGGTACTGATTGCGCAGAACGCTAATTAGTTCCGTTAGGAGCATTCGGTAAAACCTCTATGGAAAAGCGCGGGATGTTGCGGGTAGACTCTTCGCCAGTATCTTCATCCCTTTCGGTTTTCGTGTAAACGCAGTTCCTCATCATGTTTAAAACAGGAGTCGGTAACTGAATCGGCACGTTCTTCTGAAACTGGTACGCATAACCGTTCAGTGAAACGAACGGTTGCTTCTTTTCGTGCGGCTGACCGGTGTCCCGGATGATCACCCATTGCTTCGGGTGTCCGCCTGGGTGAGTAAAGATGTTTGGGTCAAACGTCGGTCCCAAATCAACCTTTTCTACCTTTTCGACATTTTCTTTTTCCGAAACAGGTTTTGACTCCTGCACTCCGGCACCGGTTACTTTAACATCCATTACGCTTTCTTTCATAATAGCTCCCTCATTTTGTTAATTTTAATGCTCGGTGATCGGCATATTCATCAGGTTGTAATACCCAACCGTACTGGAATTTGCAGCAGGATCGGTATAACCAGCGGTATATGCCACTGCAGCCGTCTTGATAACCATATACCCGATAGCGCAGTTCTCGTCCGGAAGATCGGGAAGATAAGCCCCTGCCGAACCGGAAGTCGCCTCGTTTCCCTTGGTAATGGTATAGGTACCGGCAGTTCCGAGAGATAGCAGGTATTTGCACCATGATGCCGTTCCCTGTGTACCCAAATCCTTTGGAATGGGAATATTGGTACTTGCTGTTCCGGCATACAGTTGGCCGTCAATAATGTAACTGAGTGCGTTATTGATGGCAAGACCGGGAGTACCGGCTGTTCCGGCCTGTAATACACCGGTTACGAAAGTTCCGTCAGTTTTACCCAGAACCCTGTTATTGATTCCGGCCAGCGCCCGACGAGTTGCCTCTTCCGGGAAAGCCTCGAAAACAGACCGTTGTGCCTGCTTCGGAAAACTGGTCTGCGAATATGAAGAGTTAAATGCTCTTTTAGCATCGTTAAGATCGGTCATGATTTCCTCCTAATTACTTTAAATTGTTAATTAATTCGTGCAGCCTGCCTCGTAAATCGCAAACCATGCGTCATTTAAAATTACCGCTGTCTGCATGGTCTTCCACGATACCGTTCCGCGTTGACCCAAAGGATCGGACTTGGAAGGAACAGGGTTGATAACCATCGGCGTAATCGCGTATTTACCCTTCAGCGCCACCAGACCGTAACTGTCTTTGGCTATGTACATGATCGGGTAAACATCTGCCGAAGTACCGGAAGTGGAAATCAAGGTTCCCTTGGCTCCGCCGCCATCAGCATAAGGGGCAAAGATCGTGCTGTGCAGATAACGCACATCTTCAACGGCGCCGATTTCTGACTCCCACGGAGAAACTGAACCGTAATCTTTGGCATCAATGAAACCGGTCATGCCGCGGATATCGGACTTCAGATCGACATGGCAAAGTGCCACGAAGCACGGAAGTACGGATTCCTGATTGAAGGCGGGTGTGCTGCGAACGATGGAGGTAATATGACCAGCTTCCTGTCGTTCCAGAGCGCGGACAATCTTGCGCTGATCTGCCCTGGTCGGAGCAGTTACAACAGCAGTTCTGCCTGCCACACTGCCGGCATAGAACACGTTGCTTCCTGCCTTCAGGTGGTTGAAACGGTAAGTTTCGATGGTCTTTGCGGCCTGCTCACCGATGACCGTCTGTGCTTCCTGGAAGACCGGATCTTCGTGAGTGTCAGCGATGACATCGGAAATACCGACGACGTTTCCAAGCTGTTCCAAGGTGGCCGTCACATCGGTGTAAGTGAGTTTCTGTGAAGGCGGAGTCACCCCTTCTACCAACGGCGTAAGCGTCAGCGGAAGATGTTCGTACCGTCTGAATTTGATTGTGGTTGATTTATTGCCGGGCAAAGCTTTGCTCTGCCCGAATTTTTCCAGCAACATGTAAGGCATACCGCGTTTCAGTAATTCTACTGCTGCGTAGGCCGCGGTTCTCGGGCTGATATCCCCGTAAACATTTACTCCCATTTTAAATCCTCCTATTTCTTAATGGAACAGGAGGCTATCTGGATGATGCTTTTATGGCTTCGTCAAATGCTGAATCGTAATCAGTTGCTTTCCCGACGCCAGTGGATCCGATAGCTCTCTTCCCGGTATCAACGACTTCCATTTTGTCGAGTTTCTTCTTTTTTTCATCCTGCTCAACTTTTTTCTTTTCGTCGTCTTTATCGGTCGTTCCGATGTTGTTATCTTTTTTAAACCGGGAGAAGAGGTCTATTACTTCGTCGGACTCGCCTTCGTTATAAACTCTCTGGAATTCCTTCCGGAGATACGCTGGCTGTTCTTCGATCCATGTTTTAAGCGACCCGTCATCCCGATACTTCTCAAAGTCTTCGTGCGCTGATTTGATGGCCTTGAAATGTGATTCCTCGGTGGTCTTTTCGCTGGCCATGAGGAAGGGAGCCAGTTGTGTCAAAAGAGCTTTATTGCTGCCTTCAATGGCTTGATCGATGTACGATCCCATTTTCTTGGCGAATATTGCTCTTTTCTTGGCTTCCGATTTCGAGACTACATCAAACTCCTCGTCGTAGGTTGACAACTCCGCTTTTTCTTCGGGCGTTAGGTCGTCGTAAAGTTTTAAAAGAAGTTCTGCCAGGTCTTCTTTTTTCTTTTCCGCTTTTGCTTCACCTTTTTTAGTGCCGTCCTGCAGCTTGTCGATCTCGGCAATCTTGGACTGCATCTCTTCGAGTTGTGGTTTCAGGGTTTCGTTTTCTTCTTTTACTTTTTTGAACTCGCCCTGAAGTGTTTTCCACTTCTGCTTAAAGTCTTCCGGTTTTGGATCACCTTTGTCCTCGGATTCTTCCTTCGGCGCCGGTTTGCCGGATTCCTCAGCTTCCTTCGGTTGCTTTTCAACAACCTTTTCCACTGATTCATCTTTTGGCTTTGGTGCCTTTTCTGATTCCGACTTCTTTGGCTCTTCCGCAAAAGCCTCATCAAACGTCTTTTCGTCTTCAGCAGACATACTTGAAAGATCGTTTGGTACTGCTTCGTCTTCTTTCTTTGCCATATTACCCTCGTCTATGGTTAATTGTTTAAATCCACGAGCCAGTTATGGGCTCGACAATAAAAAACGTGGTACTTCTACCATAATTTCAGGTAAAAAATACCACGCTCTTTAAATCAAAGTCAATACCCTAAATGGAATTTACAGGGTATTTAGCAATTCAGTTGCGTAATAAAGCACTTCTTTCTTGTTAATGTTCCCCCAGTTTACTTTTTTTTGCATCGCTGTGAGATATTTTTGAACCAACTGTTTCTTTGTGAATTTTGTTCCAATGTGATTTTTAGGAAAATTCTCACCTATTTTCCTGACGTACTCAATTTCGTCATGAGTACCCCAATGGGTCGATCCGTGTATTCTTTCCGCTCCATCAATTTGTTCTGCCATAACTACCTCCCTCAATTTTTAGTCATTACGGGTCTTTTTTGAAAAATATCACGCAATGCTTTAAGTTGTTGAATTGCACCCTGGTTCATCGGAATCTCTTCCGGACGGGCCGTATCGTTCTTCAGGCGGTTCTCTTCGATCAGAACATCCACCAAAGAGATAAACAACCTGACCAGTTCCGAGTCACGATTTTCCTGAATAAGTTCTATCAGTTTAGATTTATTACTTTTTTCCACTATATCCTCCAGCTTCTTTTACCGGTTCAGGCTTGCTCGCATCGTGGATCATGGATGCTGAATCGACGTTTTCCTTAAATTCCTTGGCCTTCATGAGATCGACATCTGCTCCAGTTTTGTGAATTGCTGAAGCTGAGGCGGCGTGTTGGTTAAAGGTCTTCGCCGCTGTCAGTGCGTTGGCCGCTTCCGCCGCCGGTCCCTTTGCGTTAGCTTCTACGTTCTTGTCTTTCGCCTGAGCCGTCGCCTTCAGGGTCATGGCCTTCTTGTACTCAATTTCAGCTGTTTCTTTCGCCATGGCCAGCTTTTTCATTTCAGGATCGTTCAGTTGGGCAAGATACGGTGCCGCTTCTTCTTCGGTCCGCAACATGCTCATTGGCATATCGTGTGATTTCCAGCGTTCCTTGAGGAATGCGTAGCGGGGAATATAACACCAGTCTTCAGGTGTTAAAGTCTGAGCCAGTAGGTTTAACGCCTGCATACGAACCTCTTTGGTGATCAGGCTGCTTGACCCTTGGGCCTTAACCAGAAAGTCTCCCTTGATGTCGTTGCGAGGATTGTATTCCATGTTCCATGCGTACATAGCTCCCATGACTTCGGACGTAAAGGCATCAAAGTTGCTGACGATATCCTTCAGCGCGATCAGGACATTGCCGACTTTGATTGATGCGCCACCAACGGTTTCATTGGTATTGCGCGGCGGTTCACCTGTAATCCATGCCGGAAGACAGGTTTCTTCGTCCAGGGTTTCTTTGATCTTGTCCCGCAGCATAAGCAGTTCGGTGATATGGGAATTGAATTCAAGTCCTCTGAGCGCCGGATACTGAGAATCTACTCCGTATCCCTCGCGGTAAAGAATCTGCCGGGGATAAATACTGTCAATGCTTTGGTCTGTCATCAGTAACGAGATGTTCATTTCCACGATTGGCCCACTAACCACCGATGCGTTATCCAGCGCCGCCCTTGATGCCCCAGCGTAAGCTGCCGTGCTTCCTCGCATGATACGGATAAGTCCCTGCCCAAAAATGCTGGTTTCGTCTTTTTCCAAATAGAACAGTCTGTCCGGACGTTTTCCGTCAGCGATGTTGTTCTTATCTTCTTTGATAACTTTGCTGCCGAGTATCCACGCCTCACCTTCGTAGGCTTTATCGTCTTCGTCTTCCAGTAGTCCCCAGAACTCAAGGACTTCGTAGCTGTTGCTGGTCTGCCTGACGCTACCGGTCTGCCGCTTGTTTTCGGCGTCGATATCGCGTAACTCCTGTTCGTATGCCTTCATTTCGGCGTTGCCTTTGGGGAAATCTTTGAGAAATTCCTTGATCACCGCGCCGTCGAAGTCCTCACGCT